GGGTACGGTATCTGCTACATCAACCATTGGGATTCTCCTTTGCTTGGTAGTCCTGTCGGAGAACCCCGCAGGACCGGGTGCCCGCGGATTGCGGGTGGAATGAGAAAAGCCCCCGCAAGCGAGGGCTTAGAAACTTTGAACCGTCAGGCCGGGTCGGCAGTGAAGCCGAGCTCAATCACCTGAAACGGAATAGGCGGGGACACGTCACGGTCAAGCTGAATGGGGATCGGTGACGACCATTGGAAATCTGACACCAGCCATCCCGGGATCACCAACGGAATCGGGGCACCATACTCATCCACGAACCTCGCTTTGATCAACGCCGTCACCGTCGCCACGTTTTCGTACGACGACCCCACAACATGCAGCGTGAATCGCGGATGCTGTGCCGACCGGGGGCCAGACAAACGCTCAGCAGTGTCAATGCCGTCAGCGGGATACAGCACCCCGAACGGAGACGCGGGGAGCTTGCCGTTTGCATCCTTCGGGGCAATCAACGCGTATGTCTTCGATGCCAGCGCAGGGATCTCGCGGATGCGGGCGAGGACAACGTTCGTGTGCACCAGCATCAGAGACCCGCCTCCTTGAGAGAGTCGACAGCGGCCGCTTCCATGCCCTTCACGAAGTCCGCCTGATTCGTTTGCAACGCGCCATGCCCCGCACCATGAGGCGGGTTGTTGATCGACCCGAACTCCAACAGCACAACGACGCCCGCCTGCCGACCTGAACCCTTCACCGCGCCGATCTCGGCAGTCAGATTCGACCCCGTTGCGGCAGCGCTGCCTTCAATGTCGTAGGTAATTGCGCGACCGGTGAACTTCGCGTGCCCGTCCTTGTAAAGGTTCTTGTTCCACTCGTCCTTCACGCTCCGCGCGGTCCGTTCGATCGCCGTCCGCACGGCCTTGCCGGTCGCTTGGGGAATGTCACCAAGGCCCGCGGAGAGTGCATCTAGAGCGCTGAAATCGAAGCTAACGCTATCCGCCACGTTGTGCCTCCTACGACAATTCTTCGACCGGGAACCGTCGCGCGGTCGCGAACGTTTGGTGATGCACACCAGAAATCTTGAGCTTCACTCCCACCAGGGACGGATCGAGTGGGTTCGCGGTGCATTCCCACACGTCACCAGTGGTCACGTCACCGGAGCCAGGAGCGTCAACTGGGAACGACACGATCGACTCGTCACGCACCACCGAGTAACCCGGCAAGTGCGCGACGCCCGGGTCGGTTGCTGCTGGCATTCGTGCTTTGCAAATCGAGTCCGGGACGATGACGACCATCACGTTCGACTCTTCCAACGTGACAGGATCAGTTACCGTCGCGCCTGTCGCGCGGCGAATGATGCCTCGTGTTCCACCCGAACGCATCTCGTTTTCTGCACGGCGACGGCCCGCGAGCAGCGCAGACGTGGAACTCATCGGGTGACCCTCGGGGAACCGCCCAGTTTGATCGAGAACGCCTCACCTGGTGCACCCTGTGGGAGCAACAACGACCATTCCTCGTCGGTGATCGTCACCTCAGACTTCGCGACTTCTTTGTTCAGCCCGAACGAGTAGTCATCGATCTTCTCGTTGTCTTTGCCATCCGGGTTGAGCATGATCCGGCGCACAGCGCGGATCTCGACACGTTGCACGGATGCCGCGCTGATCTTTCCGGCAGCGATCTTCTCCGCAAGGTCAGGCACGCGGTTTGTGATCTGCCATTCGGCGTCGTCAAGGAACCCTTGCGCCTGCTGGTTTTGTTCGGGTGTAAACGAGAACCCAAGGAGAACGGCAATGTCTGCCGGCGTTGCGTAAGTCATTGCCGTCCCCCTTTGGTCTATTCGGTTGCAGCGAGGCGCTTTGCCTCGATCAGCGCGACGAGCTCGGGCTTGTTGATGGGTGCCTTGAACTCGACACCCTCATCAAGAGCGATCTGCTCGAGGTCAGCCTTCGTGAGATCGAGCAGCGCCACGGCGGCATTGTCGGCGGCCTCGTCAACGTCACCGATGTCGTAGCCCTGGCGTGCGAAGTAGGCCAGTTGGCTGTCCTCGTCCGCCTCGCCCACACCATCCGTGAATTGGACGCCGACGACGACGCCGTTGAACCCCTCAACGGGGGTGCGCACGGCAACCATCAGACGACCTTCACGTTGCGCAGCACCGCTGCGGCCTTCGTCGCCTTGAGAGCGACCGCGATCGGACCAAGCTCGACCTCGCCCTTCTTCACCGCACCAGCAGTGGAGAAGTCCGGCAGCCACGTCTGCACGAGCACGCCGCCCACAGTGGAAACACCGTGGAAACCGTCCTCAGCGACACGGTATGCGTACAGGTCGGTCAGGCCCGTGGTCGACACCGTAGCGACGGTGCGCGTCTCGATCGGGATGATCGGGCTGTTCGTGCCCGCCTGGTTGCCCGGGTCAGCGAAGATGATCCCACCGTACGACTCGCGGTAGATCGGTCGACCATCCTGACCAACAAGGCCCTCGATGGGTTCCTTGACGTACATGCTGGTGCGACGCACGATCGAGCGAAGCTTCGCGAGCGCCTTCTGGTTGCCAATGACCACAGTCGGGGTGCCATCGAGCAATGCCAGGAACTCATCGAGCGTGTCGAGCGCCTTGTGCGAGGTGGACGCCACAGTGTCGAGGTCCGACCAGTTCGACACGACCGCGGGGTTCATCTCCGTGGATGAGCCCGTGAGTGCCTTGTCGAGGCCGTCGAAGCCGTTCGCGTCGGTCGCCACGTCACCGTTGATCACGAGGTCCTGGAACTTCGTGACCGTCGCCTTCACCTTCTGAGTGAGGTTCAGCGCGACGTTCGATGATGCCTGCGGACCGATCTTCGCGGTCACGCGGTCAACCTCGAACGAACCACCCATCACCGCGAGGGTGACCGAGTGCTTCGTGGTGAGAACGTTCGCGGGCGTGTACTCCGCGTTGATCGCACGAGTTGCGGCGGTCGGCTGGGTCGACAGACGACGGTAGCCGTAGTCCATCGTTGCGCCGCCACCAGCAGGGTTGACGACATCCTCAAAGGTGAGGCTGTCGAGGATGACGGATTCCTTGCGGAACTCGTCAATGACGAACGGGTCGTAGTCTTCCTGAGCGTTGTTCTTCGACTCAGCGAGTGAAACTGCCATGAGTTACTCCTTGATTGGTTAGCTGGACTCGTAGTGCGCCTGAATGGCGGACGTGAGACCAGCAGGTTTGGGTGGGCTCTTCGGCCCGATAGACGGGTCGGGTTTCGGAACAGGCGGCGGCACCGGGGCGATCGCCCCAAGGTCGGCCAACAGCGCGTCGGCGTCAGCAAGCAGCTCTTCCTTCGTGGCCCCGATCAGTCGTCGCTCCTGTGCAGGAGTGAGCCCTTTCTCGAGTGCCACGCGGGCGCGCATTGCGTCGGCGGCGTTCGCGGCGGCGGTCTTCTCCGCTTCGGTGGCGCGTTGCTCGAGCTTCTGTTGCTCGGTCAACTGCGACTGCTTGATCTGGTCAAGCTCTTCCTTGGCGGTGCTGTTCTCTTTCGCGCGTCCCTCCCACTTGCGCGACTCGGACTTCCAGTCCGTGGTGTCCTGTGCAGGATCAACGGGTGCTGGCGCCTCGGGCGCGGCGGGGGCGACGGGCTCAACAGGCTCGACAACCTCTGGTTCTGGCATTGCTGTTCCTCTCCCATGCGGGATCGCCAATGAGCGGCCATGCGGCCTTCGGCGGGTGGTGTTTCAGGGATTCCGGCCCGTGCGGGCGGGAAGTGTTAGCGGCGCGTGCGCGTGGACGATCGGAACCGTGCCCACTGCTGCGCTTCAATGCGGTCGAACACGATCGACGCAATGTCATCGCCCTTGAGGCCCAACGCATCAACCAACTCGTGGAGCGATGCCTGCTCTTTGCCGATCTTGCTGAGCTCGCGTTGCAAACTCGCCTCGAGTCGTTCGATGTCGCGCGGCGTTGCGGGGATACCGCGAGATCCAGAGATCGCGTCAGCCGAGTTAGGGCCGACGCTCTGAGGGATCGTGCCGTGCTTGCGGGCGTACTCGACGCGATAGTTCGCATCGAACAGGCGACGCTCCTGCGCGGTCATCGTGGCCCGGTCAAGCGGGTCACGAACACCAGTTGCGCGGGCTTCCAGCACCCGCTCACGAGCACTACCCGGCCGCGGTGTGCTGACCATGCCAGCGAACCGTTCACGCCCGTTGCCGACAATGTTGCCGCCAGCGGTTTGCGGGCCAGTGATGAACCCTTCACGTTCCATCATCTTGATCGCGTTCGTGCGCGTGCCTGCGGTTCGGTAGATGTCATCGACCGTGATGCGGGAGGGTGTGCCGTATTTCAGGTTGCCCTTCGCCGTCGCGAGCCCGCGCAGTCGAACGTTCTCGACCCGGTAAATGTCGGCGCCGTCACGGATCGCACGAGCGTTGATCTTCCCCCACACCCGATCCTGCTCAGCAGGGGGCATGGAGTGGAAATACTCGTACGGGTCCGAGACGAAACCCTCAGCCTGTGCCCACGCCTTATCCCCTGCCGCGACATGCCTGCAATCGCAGCGAGGATGCCGCCGAAAGCCCTGGTTCCACCGGAACCACTTACCAGCGAGGATGACGCAACGCGGGCAAGATGGGCCGTTCAGCATCCGCACATAGCCGGCGACCTTCGGGCGGGACGTCAGATCGGCGCCAACAACTGCGCGCCCCGTGTCAGACATGACAGTAAGGAGCGCGCCAGTGAGCCACACCTCAGCGAGCGTGAGTGCCCGACCAACATCAACACCGGACTTCACAGCTGTCTTCGCCTGCACAACCGACTCGCTCAGTAGACTCCCCATAGGGCGACCATCAGGGGCCGACCTGAGGAACGACGACGGATTCACCGCACCAACTGGTGGGGCTACCTGATCTGTCTCCGCGAGGATCGCAGCAGTGACGCCAACAGAACGATTCGCTGCAGCGGCACGCCCCAACTGCACCGTCTCAAGCATCACGGGGCCGATGGTCGCCCACGAACGATTGAAATCGTCGTCCATCCCACGCCACAGCTTCTTCGCGGCCGCAACCGTCGTGACCGCGATCTTCTGCTGATCCGTGTAGTAGCTATCCGCCGACCGGAGTTCGAGCAGCATTCGCAAGCTCCCTAGTCGCAGCGGCAAGCTGCGGGTCAGTGTCCTGTTCCATGAAGTAGCCGCGTTCGCGATCCTTCCGCGCCTCAGACCAGCCCATCTCGTCCCACGCCCCCTCACGTGAGATCAGCGAGACACCACCTGCAAGCTTCTGCAAGGCATCCGCGCGCTGTGCGAACGTCGGCGTACCGGCGTCATGCCACAGCGTTGACACACGGTCACCATCGATCCACTTGCCAGTCTTGAACCGCAACCAGAACGCCATCATCAGCCCATGCTGTGATCCGAAGTTGGAGGCCATACGCTCAGCGTTCTTCACCAAGCGAGACTCATCGGCACGAATCGAGCCCTCAGTTGCAGGGTTCCCGGTACTCTCACCGAAATACCGTGTCGGAAGACCAGAAACCGATGACGCCAGCCGACCGTAGAAGTCGACGGTCTTGTGAAAGTTGTCCAGACTCGACTGCTCGAGCTGACCGATCTTCGCGTCCTTGTTGCCCGACGCCATGAACCGATCCATGTACGCCTCCCACACGGGAAGCGGGTTGCCGTCCTTGTCGGTGAAGTCACCCTTGGAGATGCCGAGCACGTAGCGTGGCGGCACTGAGTGAACTTCAACCGCGAGTTGCAGGTTCGTGAGCGTGCGTGCAGCAGCATCCACAATCGGCATGACATCAGTCATCTCCGATTCGCCAGCCCACTTCCCGACACGGCGCCGGTTCAGGTACATGATGATCGCGACACGGCCAAGGTTGTGGTCATCGCGAGCGACAATCACCCACCCGCCGAGTCCACTCGTCAACCAGATCGTTGAGTTCGGCAAATACAAGGTCGCACTGTCGAACATGACCATCTTGGAATCATCAGATTTGTAGATGCGCAATGCCGCTGTGATCCGACGCGTGCGGACATCAACCTTCACCGCAATCTCGCGGGCTGACTCCACCGTTATCAGCGGCGAATCTTTGTCATCGGGGTTCGTGGACACGGACGTGAAACCACGCCCCAACACCAACGTTTCGCGATGCAACAACGGCAACTCAGAATCAAGGTTGTTCGCCTCTGCGGCGGTGCGCAGCTCATCGTCAGCCTTGTCCTCGCCTGGACGCACGAATGCACGCACGTCAAGACGACGCTCAGGCTCATCCACGACCACACGAGACCAGTTGACAACCGTCTCGAAGCCGTCGAGTTCAGGCGGCACAGACAGCCCCAGTACGGCGAGACGCTGACGACCCTCGTAATACCGGTCATGCTTGATATCCAGGCGGCGTTGAGCAAACACCTTTCGCTGCAGCTCGGCAACAAGCGCACGCTCATCAGTGGTCAATGTGCTTTTCGGCAAGACGATTGCGACCAAAACAGCCCCCTATCGTCCAAAGAACATCAGCCGCTTATCCACGGGGTTCAGGTTTTCGCCCGATGCGATCGCATCAAGGCACGCTTGCCACGACAGCCCGCCGGCCATCGCATAGTC